AAGAACATTAAAAAAATTCATTTAGAGGAAGTCAAGCAAAACAGGCGGCAGAAAGCCGCAGAATCCGTTAAAAGCAAATCCATAGAAGAATGCCATAACCTGTCAGAAATCATGGCGTGGTGCAAACAGAACGGCAGGAAACCGGGTTATGGCTATTACGTTGCAAAAGCAAGGGGGTTTATTCGCAGTGCGTGAATCAAACATACAAAATTCAATTCGTTGTGCGCTGTCAAAGCACGGAATTGTATTTCGCACAAATGCAGGAACGTTTTATCAGGGCAAAGTTGTTTTCTCTAAAGAATTTGGGCAGCGGGTGTTAATAAATCTGCGCCACGTTGATGGACTGCCGGCAGGATTCTCCGACTTGGTGTTTTTCGGACCAGGCGCGCACACAGCGTTCATTGAGACAAAAAACGAAGTTGGCAGGTTACGTCCAGAGCAGAAAGTATTTCTTGAACGGATGCAGTCAATGGGGTTTTCTGCAGGTGTAGCACGGTCGGACGCAGAGGCGGTGGGATTGATTGCGAAAGAAAAAGGTTAAAGTTCCCACACCTCCCCCGCACGGACCCAATCACAGAGCAAAACAACTCAACAAAGTAGCTGCACTTAAAAATCCATATCCATTTTGTGATGAGCTGTGCATTGACGAAGAGCTATATGTACTTGGAATTCATTGGACATTGCAGCGATACTGGAGACACGAAATCTGTGCGAATCAGGCGCAGGCAGAACAACGATTATGGCAAATAGCTTATTTACAAGGAGGCTGGAAGAAATGACAGATGAACGCAGAAAAGAAATTGAACAGTGGGCAATTAACACATACGGTGAAAACCCGCAGGTGGACAAGGCCATTGAGGAAACGTCAGAATTAACAAAGGCACTGTTAAAATATCGCATTGGGTTTGCGACACTGGATGAAATTCGTGAAGAAGCTGCAGATGTACAGATTATGTTGGAGCAGCTGCGCATGCTGTACGGCAGCACGGGAGACATGGAGAAATATAAATTAAACCGATTGTGGGTAAGGATGGAGGCTGGGAAATGAAAAACACCTATGCAGCACACCTGCAAACGCTCAAGATGCGGCGCGATTCAGATAACGTAAAGCGTGGATTTGATTTTGCAATGATGATTGCGACAGTCGCACTGAATGAAAAATTCGGATTTGGAAAAATCCGACTGAAAACGCTTGAATCCGAATGCAACCGACTTATGGATGAAGAATTCGGGCGTGACATGGAAACGGCGTCGCATCAACTCATTGCCCGGATAAAGCAAATCATGGAGGGAGAATCGGAATGAATGCAGATTTTGAAGGACTTAGAAAATATTGTGACATCAAAGCGAGGTTACATACGTTGCAGACGGAAATTGTTGGAGATACAGCAAAAGATTACTCTTCCGGCTATCCACACTCTATAATGCTCCGTGGGCTTGCCTGTGACGATAAAACGCAAAAAGAAGTAAAACTACTGTGCCAAGAATTAAACGTCTTAGACAGCCTTGTAGACGGCATTTCGGATGTGCGTGCAAAAAACTTAGTTGATTTGCATTATCGAAAAGGCATGACGTGGAGGCAAATATCACGCAGCACTGGACGCGATTCCGAAGCGGAGCGGCAATATCTTTGTAGATTTTTAAAAAAGTTTTGAAATGTTACTGCATGTCACAAATGTTCTGATATAATGAATAATAGAGAACGTTTAATATCAGAAGTATAAATTTACCTAGTATGATATTTTACTCCTCTAAATTCAAGATTACAAGAGGGACTTCCTTTCTTTCATTTCTATATTGGCCGGATGAAATATTCCGGCTTTATATGCCCATCCATACATGGGTATTGTTCATTTTTGTTCCCTCCTTTTGGCAGCCGGAATTAGACGGCAACGGGCGTTAACGCCCGTTACATATGCACAGTTCGAGTAGTAAGGGTAACTCGCCTTTTTGGGAGAAGCAGGTTCGAGTCCTGCACTGTGCACCTAAAAGTTGTCTGTGATGGAAAAGCTTGTAGACATTCGATAGCAAGAGAATTGGGAGTCGTCGCTGAAATAGAGCAGGCACTTGCGAAACTGATTCATGCAAGGTGACAATAATTCAAATCCTTGCCGGACAACTTTTTACATGGAGCATGGCAATCCAGTAGGATGTGCTTGACAGTTCGCAACTGTGATGCTTCGCCAAAATTATTATCATGGGAGGTACGAAATGGATACCGCACAATTTATTGATTTGTCAAAGCAAATTGTTTCTGACTATGCCAACGAGCATTTTGACAAGACAGACAAAAAAGAAATCACAAAAGACGATGTATTTTGTGTTTGGATGTGCAAAACGCTGCAGAACAGCAAGGCACTGCTGAGTACAACGGCAAGCGACGGAATGTATTACGAACTCACTTACAACGGCGACAAGAACGAGATTTATCTTGACGCTTACAAGAAGTGGGAAAACAAATGCGTGTCTGTCGCTACTCTGCAAAATTATTAAACTGGTCGATTTCAACCAGTTTAAAATTACTTATGAATAGGGCCTGCCGCACCTCTCAACGATGTGTCCCAGTGCAGGACGTTCAGCAGCCTTTAACCGGGCTGCTATTTTTATATCAAAAAAAGGACTGATACCATGGACACAGTAACATATCGCAAGACCCTTTACAATTCCATATCAGACCTCAAAGCGAAGCCGCGGCCAACGTTGCAGGACACTGCGGATTTGGAACGAATGCAGCGGGAACTGCGTGATAGTTTGCTGCAGATTGGACAGCCGCCGGGTGGTGGTTCTAAGTGACAGAAAAGCAAAAGAGGTTCTGTGATGAATACCTGATTGACTGCAACGGGACACGAGCATACAAAGCTGCTTATCCAGCAATTAAGAGCGACGAGACCGCAAAAGTCAGTGCAAGCCGCTTATTAACGAATGCTAACGTAAAGGCTTATATCTCTGCCGGGCTCGAAAAGCTGCACAACGAAAAGACTGCGGATGCACAGGAAGTCATGGAATACTTGTCCGCTGTGTTGCGTGGATGCAAAGAGCAAGTACTTCGTGGTGTTGGCAAGGGAGAGCAAGTCGTTGACGAAATGCAGGTAAGTGCAAAAGACCGACTGAAAGCTGCTGAACTGCTTGCAAAGCGTTACAAGATGTTTGATTCTGCTTCAGATAGCCAGCAGACCAGCGTTGAGGACGACCCGATTACAAAATCTCTGAAAGAGGAGTTCGAGAAGAAATGAGTTTTTCAGAAAAGCAGCGTCAAATACTCACTTTCCCCTACTCTGGATTTTCCTCGTTGATTTGTGACGGCGCTGTCCGTGCTGGCAAAACATGCATTATGTCACTATCGTTTGTGCTTTGGGCAATGGGCAATTTCAGCGGCCAGAATTTTGGTATCTGCGGCAAAACCGTTGTTTCAGCAGAACGCAATATTATCCGCCCATTGATGGGTATTAGATATTTGCAGCAGCATTTCAAAATACACTTTGCAAACCATGTTCTGACTGTTTCACGTGGGGATAAAACAAACCTGTTTTACATTTTTGGTGGCAAAGACGAATCTAGCTATCAGCTGATTCAGGGCATCACGCTGGCGGGTGTGCTGCTGGATGAGGTTGCATTAATGCCGGAGTCATTCGTTAATCAGGCGCTTGCCCGCTGTTCTGTGGATGACTCAAAGTATTGGTTCAACTGCAACCCGGAGGGGCCACAGCACTGGTTTTATCAAAACTGGATATTGAAACCAGAAAAGCATAATGCCCTGCATTTGCATTTTTTGTTGGACGATAACCCGTCATTGAGCGAGGAAAAGAAGCAAGAGTATTATAGCAGCTATACCGGCGTTTTTTATGACCGGTATATTCGTGGGCTGTGGGTAGTTGCAGAAGGCCGTGTTTATCCCATGTTCACCGACTCCCCGAATTCTTTTATTCGGCATGAATCGCTTGCTGGCATTGACGGTCAATGGTTTGTCAGTATGGACTATGGTACTGCAAACCCTACAGCTATGCAGTTGTGGTGTGTGCAAGACCATAAAGCAACCATGGTACATGAGTATTACTATGACAGCCGCAAGGTTGGCAGTCAAAAAACGGATGAAGAATATTACGCAGAACTCGAAAAGCTGACGGATGGCTATTACATCCGCAAAGTGATTGTTGACCCATCGGCTGCCAGCTTCATTGAGTGCATTCGGCGGCACGGAAAATTCAGAGTTTGGGAAGCAGATAACAATGTGCTTGACGGCATCCGCGTTACTTCTTCCTTCCTGCATGCGGGCATGCTGCAATTTCATGAGTCATGCAAAGATACGATTCGAGAGTTTGGCCTGTATCGCTGGGACGACGATAAAAACGATGATACGGTAATCAAAGAAAACGACCATGCTATGGATGCTATGCGGTACTTCTGCTATACCGTGTTAGCACGCGAATTCCGCTGGGCAGATTGGAGGTGACTGGATGTTCAAAAAGCTGCTGAAATGGCTGCGGTCTATGCTTAATCAGATGTTTGATGCGGGCAATGCGCAGGACATAGCGCTATCGGAAAAAATGAGCAGCGCCATTGACTTGTGGGCGCGGATGTATGAGGATGGCGGCCCATGGTGCAACGCCAAATCCGGCCTGCATAGTTGTAAACTTCCGTCCATTGTTGCATCGGAGTTTGCACGGTTAGTCACGATTGAAATGGAAATCAGCATTACAGGTTCACCTCGCGCTGATTACTTACAGGAGCAAATTGACAATCTACTCGACCATATTCGTGCTTATATTGAACTCGGTTGCGCACTGGGCGGGATTGTATTTAAGCCCTATGTGCAGGACAACAAAATTGTGATTGACGCTGTGCAGGGTGACGACTTCTTCCCTACTTCATTCGACGCATCTGGACGCATGACCGGATGCATTTTTGTTGAGCAGATTCGGCGCAAGAGCAATATTTTTACCCGCGCAGAACATCATGAATATCAAAACGGGGTTCACGTGATTGAAAACAGGGCTTTTCTAAGTCATTCTCCGGATTCCATTGGTACACCGATTGAACTTTCCGCAGTTCCGGAATGGACGCAAATTTCACCAAGAGCACAGATTTCTAATGTTGACCGGCCGCTATTCGCTTATTTTAGGGTTCCGCAGGCGAACCGGCAGGACAGACATTCCCCACTCGGCACATCCGTTTATGCGGATGCAATCGAAACTATACATGATTTTGATGTGCAATATGGCCGATATCTTTGGGAGTATCAGGGCGGTGAAATGGCGCTGGATGTTGCTGCCGACCTGCTGCACAATAATTCGGATGGCACCTTCGTTATGCCGGAACGCGATAAACGATTGTACCGCGGGCATGATGTTCGTGCGCAAGACCAATCGTTTTATGAGATATTTGCCCCCGCATTGCGGGACGAAAGTCTTGCACGCGGCATGAACACCATGCTTAGGCAAGTTGAAATGCAGTGCGGACTTGCTTATGGCACACTGTCAGACCCGCAGGACGTGGCAAAGACAGCGACGGAAGTCAATGCAAGCAAGCAACGCAGCTATTGCACTGTTAAGGATATCCAGAAAACGCTTCAAAACGCTCTGGACGATTTAATTTACAGCATGGATAAACTTGCCACGCTGTACAATTTAGCGCCGCAGGGAACGTATCAGACAGCATATGACTGGGACGACTCAATCGTTAATGAGCCAAGCCAGCGAAAACAAATGTTTTGGCAATACGTGGTTGCAGGCAAATTCCCAATGTGGCGATATTTAATGGAATTTGAAAACTACACGGAGGACGATGCAAAGGAAATTGCAAGCGAAACACAGCAGGCGCAGGCAGACCCGTTTATGGATGGTGGTGTAAACCATGCTAACCCCTGACTACTTAGACCACTGCACAGACGACGTTGTTGATTTGTATAGCGAGTTGGAAAACCGAATTGTTGCTGATATCGCCAGACGGTTGCTGAAAACCGGTTATATGACCGATACAGCAGCGTATCAGGCGTCTATTGTGCAGCAGTCCGGTTTGCTGTATGCAGACGTTGTGCAGCGGGTGTCAAAACTATCTGGACTGTCCGCAAAACAAGTCCGGGCAATGTTTGAGGATGCCGCAACGGCCTGCATAACCGGCGACAATCGCATTTATATTGCTGCTGGGAAGAGCCCATCCGTTAAATTGTCCCCTGCCGCATACGAGCGGTTAAAAGCGGCAGTTAGTAAAACTGCTGGGGACTTGCAAAACTTAACTATGACGACTGCCAGCAGTGCACAAGCAGCATACATACAAGCAGCGACGCAAGTCGAAATGCAGGTAAGCAGCGGTGCGTTCGATTACAATACCGCGTTCCGAATGGCGGTCAAGCAGGCAGCAGAAGCAGGATGCACAGTGTCCTATCCATCCGGGCATGTTGACAAATTGGATGTTGCAATCAGACGTGCAGGGCTGACTGGCGTAAACCAGACTGCCGCTGAAATATCGCTTATGCACGCGGACGATATGGAGTGTGATTTGGTCGAAACAACAGCGCATTCGGGTGCACGGCCTACACATGCTATTTGGCAGGGGCGGGTATTCAGCCGTTCCGGCAGAAATGGCGATTATGACGACTTTGAGAGTGCTACCGGATACGGAACCGGTGCGGGGCTATGTGGATGGAACTGCCGGCATAATTTTTTCCCGTATTTTGAGGGGCTTTCTTCTTCGGCATATCCGCGTGACGCTATCAACCGCAAAAACAATGCAAAAATCAGCTATGACGGCGATGAATACAGCTATTACGATGCAACGCAGATACAGCGCAGCATGGAACGAAAAATTCGAGCGACTAAACGCGAAATGACCGCCTACGATGCCGCCGGGCAACGCGAAGATTTTGCTTCTGCCGCCTCAAAGTTGAAAGCGCAGCGCGAAAAGCTGAATGATTTCTGCAAAGAAACCGGGCTGTTGCGGCAGGATGAGCGCGAACAAGTGCTCGGCTATTCGCACAGTCAGGCGACAAAAGCTGCATGGGCGGCAAGGAGGACTGAATGACACATAAACCAATTTCAAGCACAGAAATGATTTGCTATTCCGGGCCCAAAATCAGCTATTTTAGATTTAAAAATGCTACTTTTAAAACAATTAGGGTAACTGCTATCTCGTCCTGGGCAGGACATTAAAAGGCTTATTTTTTATACCATTTTTCGTATATTTGCCCCACCTGCCGGGCTAAAAACGCAGGGTGTCGGGTGATGGCAACCACCTAAAACGCTTAGGCACAGGAGGAAATATGAAAAAAGAAGAACTGACAGCACTCGGCCTTACGGAAGAACAGGCCGACAAAATTTTTGCTATGCATGGCAGAGACATTACAAAATTGCAGAGTACAAATGCCGCTGTTTCAGCCGAGCGCGACAATTACAAGGCACAGCTGGATACAGCAAACACAAAACTGACCGGTTATGACCCTGAGTGGAAAACAAAAGCGGATACAGCCGCCACAGATGCACAGAAACAGGTTGAGGCAATTAAGTTTGATTATGCCCTGAATGACGCGCTGAAAGGTGCAAAAGCAAAGGATGTGACCGGCGTAAAGGCGCACCTAAAAACAGATGTGCTGAAACTGGACGGGGATAGCATTCTTGGCCTGAAAGAGCAGTTGGAATCCGTAAAAAAGGATTATGGATTTTTGTTCGACTCCGAGGAAAAGCCGCCGCAGTTTAGTGCAGCTACCCCCGGTCCCAGCACAGGAGCACTCACCGACAAAGACAAAGCAAATGCCGCCCTGCGTGAAGCATTCGGCGGCAGTAAGGAGTAATTTTTATGGCAATTACAAGAGAACAGGCCACTGCCCTTATTCAGGAGCAGTTGGTAAGTACGATTTTTCAGGACGTTCCGAAGCAGTCCGCTGTACTTCCCCTTATGCGACAGCTTCCGAACATGACAAGCAAGCAGACCAAAATTCCGGTACTGGATATGCTGCCAATGGCCTACTGGGTTAACGGTGATACCGGATTCAAGCAGACCTCCGAGCAGGCATGGGACAACGTGTATATGACCGCTGCCGAACTGGCTGTTATCGTCCCTATCCCGGAGGCGGTCGTCTCCGATTCCAGCTATGACATTTTGGGCGAAGTCACGCCGCGAGTCAATGAGGCTATGGGCCAGCGAATCGACCAAGCTATTTTGTTTGGCTTGAACCGCCCATCCGAATGGCAGACCGATATTGTTACCCGCGCCCGCAACGCAGGCAATAACATTTCCGGTGGTATTACATATGACACTTTGCTTGGAACCGGCGGGCTGATTTCCAAAGTCGAAGATTCCGGCCATATGGTTAATGGCATTGTTGCATCCGTCAAAACTCGGTCTGCACTGCGCGGAATCAAAGACACAAACGGCCACCCGCTGTTTATGAGCGATATGAAAGCAGCCACCCCATACACGCTGGACGGCAGCCCCATCGCGTTTCCGCTGAACGGCAGTTTCGATAATTCCGTTGCATTGATGGTTGCGGGCGATTTTAGTCAGGCTGTTTACGCAATGCGGCAGGATGTAACCGTTAAGCTGCTCGACCAAGGCGTTATCCAGGACCCGTCTACCAAGGCGATTGTGTACAACCTTGCGCAGCAGGATATGATTGCTCTGCGCGTGGTTATGCGCCTTGGTTGGGCGTTGCCAAACTATGCTACCCGTCTGGACGAAGACCGTACCACCGTTCCGTTCGCGTACATGGAGCCAGCATCCGCTTTTACGGACTATAAGGTTACATTGACTGTTAAGGACGATGCGACAACGCCTGTGGCAGTTGCGGGTGCTACGGTTGACGTTGACGGTGACCGCCTTAAGACAGATAGTGCTGGTCAGGTTGTGTATAATCTGCGTTCTGGCACTTACCCGGTAACAATCAAAAAGTCTGGCTATCGTACAGTGACCGATACAATTACCGTTGCTACTACTGCGGTAACCAAGGCCATTACCCTGCCGACTGCATAAGGAGTGATATTTTTGTATGCAACCTTTGACTACTATTCGGGCACCTACTTAGGTGCTCTTTTTTCTGCCGAAAACTGGCCACGATACGAGCGTGACGCATCATTGTATATTGACAGGCTGACCTATGGGCGGCTTATAACAGACCCGCTAAAAGTTACTGACCGAGTCAAAAGTGCCGTCTGCGCAGTCGCAGAGGTGCTAAAACGGCAGGAAGATGCGGAAAGCAAGTCTTGTGAAAGTGAGGGCGTAAAGTCGTTCTCAAATGACGGATATTCCGAAAGCTATTCCGGAATTTCAGACATCCGCAAAAGCTATGAAAAGTTGAAAGCGGATGCTGCTGACCTGTGGCTTCCGAGGGCAGACCCATTACGATATGCGGGGTGCGAAGCATGATGATGGCAACAGAACTTGTGATGCTCTATCATTTGGAAGATGGTGAAATTACATCAAAAGCAGAGCTAAATGGCGTTACGTGGCGGGAGAAAACGTCTTCTGCCGCATCTGAGCGAGTGACGCAGGCCGACCACGGCATGGCAATCGGCAAAGCTATAATTGTCCGCGTCCCCGCTGAGTCAGCCCCCGGCGGTTTCTCCCCGGCTGTTGGCGATATGCTTGTGCACGGCGCATGTAACGTTGACGTCGGCGAGTCGGATGTAACGCTTGCTGCTGCAGGTGCAGTTACAGTCAAGGCTGCTGCAAACAACATGCAGGGGCATGCGCCGCATTGGCGATTGGAGGCGGTATAAATGGGCGTTAAAGTTGTACTTGATTTGCCGGTTGCACGCGACATCATTCGTAATCGCGGCTTGCAGGATAAGGGGCCTATTCAAAAGTTTTTTTCGTCTGAGGTTGCGCGGCAATGTGAGCCGTATGTTCCGATGCGAACAGGCACCCTGAAAAACACAGCACAGGTGCAGCCTGATGGCGTTTTATACGACCAGCCATATGCAAAGCGGCAGTACTACGAAAACGGCGGAAACGGAACTGACGGAACCGCAGTGGGCGGCCAGCGTGGCAGGGAATGGGATAAACGCATGATTGCAGACCACGGCGACGAAATTACCACAGCAGTCGCCAAAAAGGTAGGTGCCGAACTTGGTTAAATCCATCACGGAGGGTGTCAAGCAGTTTTTAGACACCTGCCCGCTACTGGATGGCGGCAAAGTCAAAGTTAACTACTTGGGCGACAAAGAGGTATCGTACACGCTGGACGAGGAACCCACGGAGACAGTCGTTAAGCAGTATATTGGCGGCAGTAGCATCCGAAAACGGCTGTATATTTTTGCTTCCCGCGAGGCGTATTCCGCTGCCGAGCTCGAGAACATGAAAATTTCCGCTTTCTTCGACCAGTTTTCAGACTGGATTGAGAAGCAAAACGATGCTGGAATTCTACCGGAACTGCCCATCGGCAGTGAAGCGGAATCAATTAAAGTCCTGACTTCCGGGTATTCCATGAGCGCCGACGCAAATACACACAAGCAACGCTATCAAATTCAGATAGCGCTGAAATACTACAAGGAGTGATTTTATGAGTGACGAGTCTCGCGCTGTCAGAAAGCGCACAGCAAAAGCATCTTACATCAATACAAACCCTATGGGGACAGAAAGCATTGCCCTACTTGGCATTGGCGTGTCCACTTTGGATGAAAAGCCAAACGCGCAGGTTAAATCTAAGCAGTACATTTGTGACAATAGTACGACGGGCTCTGTAAATAAATTCGATTCGTCTTTTGATTACAAATATGATGATATTCCGACCAATGAAGCACTTGAGTTTTTGACAGACTGTGCGGAAAATCATCTGACAAGTCCTGACTGCGACACACAGTTGTATATTGTAGACCTTGACCGCCCCGCAGAAGTCGGTAGTGGTACAAAATTTCATTGCAGAAAGTTTCAGGCATGCGTCGTTCCGGCAAACTTTACCGGTGAAGACAATGAAATGGGTGCGGACGGTGCTTTAAAACCACAGGGCGACCCAGTGCAAGGCGTTTGGGATATGGAAAAATTCCATTCTGGAGAGAACCCATTTACTGCTGGCTGGACAAAGCCCACACTTGGCGTTTTGACAGTTACCAGTATTGCCGGTACTGCTACAGGTGACACAAAACTGACCGTTGAGCCGACGCTGACAGCCGGTAACAGCTATCGTTACCAGACGGCTGCAACAGTTACCCTGCCCGTTGCGGGTGCTGACTGCTCCGCGCTGACTGCATGGGATGGCACTGCTGACATTGCCGCAACGACCGGCAACAAGATTTTGGTGGTTGAAGTCACTGCCGCTGGCCTTGCCGTTAAGGCCGGTATCGCTACAGTTACCGCGAAAGTTTAATCTTTATTT